GATCATAAAATTTAGGCGAAAAAAAACCACCGTTAGGTGGTTATGTTTATTTGCCTGAAAATAAAAATAGCTCTCCCCTCTCAATATCTCTAAGAGATATAAGATGCGGGCATAGGTTCCTGTAGTATACCACAGTTTTGAAGGGGGGTTTTTACAGGCTCGATTTGAGCCACCAAACTACTAGAAAAAGCCTAAATACTCTGTAGGCCGCGTCATCCGTGGCTTTCGGGTTTTATTTTCCATGTACTTGTATGATGTAAAGCCACCAAGAAAGTCGCCTAAATCATCTTTTTTGGTGTGTTTTTGCTGTTTTTTGCCAAAAATAATTCATGAAAAGACGAAAATAGTTTTTAGAACATTCGGGGAGGCCTGATTCTGCGCGGCCTGTGGGTAATATTGGCCTAGATTTGGGAAATCTTCAACTCTTCCAGCAATATGGTCTATTCTGTTTTTACAGTAATCAAAGAGGTGCGAAGATGAAGTACGACAGGCGCGTGTGGCCAAAGATCACGGAGATATTGCGGATTGTGCAGGAAGAAGAAGTGGATGACTGGTTCCCGTTAGGCTGCATTGAGCTTAAGGGGGTTAGTCGAGAGCAGTGCGGAAGAATGCTTTATCAGTATCAGCAATTCTTCCCGCAAAATATCAGGTTGGTGGGAGGCAAGGCCAAGGTGGGGAATTTCGAATCTTCCGGCAATCCTCCACGAAGGAGATGCTACAAAGCCATAGACTTAATACTAGGATGCGGTTGTGTTGCTACTTGCGATGTCATATCAGCTATGGCAATGACTGACAGACGTGAATCGGCTTTAGCAATGGCTAGGTACGCAACCAATTCTAAGCGTGTAAGATTGTCCGCCCGTCGCAATGGCGATATATGTCTGGAGTTGATTGATGGATAGATACAGTAGAACAATAAACGCACTGGAGTGGATGAACTGTTGTGAATACTCACAAGACCAATGGATCAAATACATACTGTGTATTAAGCATTATCTGGGTGAGGACGGCAGGGAGATAGCTAGGGAGTGGTCTGCTAGCGATCCAGAGAGGTTTACGGAATACGCCTTCAGGAAGGCATGGGATCACTCGGATGGGCGCAATAACGGCGAAGGTGCGCTATTTGGTGAGGCCAAGGCCAAAGGCTGGAGTCCTGTTGCCGAGTCCAAAATGACAGAAGCCCAAAGGGCGGCAATGGAGGAGTCAAAGCAGAAGGCCAAAGCCAGAATAAGAGAGTTGGAAGAAGAAAAAGCCAAGAAGTTTCAGGACGCACTAACAGCCTATGCCATGGCTGATCCAGCGACAGGGAAAGAGGGATACCTCACAAAAAAGCGTCTAGAGCTGCCGCCATGCTGCGAGGGTGTGAAATCAAATAGAGACGGATCACTGCTTCTTCCAGCAAAAAACCGAAAGGGCGACACTGTTGGTATCCAAGTTATAACTGGTACAGGAAAAAAATACATCTATGGAACCCAAAGCTATGGGTTTTTTGTCATTGGCAAGCTCGAGAGGGACTGCAAGGCTTGGCTGTGCGAAGGGTTCGCTACTGGACTTACTGGGTGGCGTGCTACAAACACTCCAGTAATCGTTTGTTTTACGGCGGATAACGTCAAAAACGTGGCAGATTCTCTGAGGGGTGATTTCGAGCTATCGGTACTGGCAGACAATGACAACGAAAAAACCAATAAAGGCTTGGAGGTTGCGCTTGCTACCGAACTCCCTTATTCGATGCCACGCTTTGAGCAGTACGGCGCAAAATCTGGGGATTGGGATGACTTGCGACAACTATCCAATATCGACGTAGTACGCAGAGAGATAAACGCTCAGCTAAAAAATAGCGAGGAAGACCTAACTCTCCCTGTTGATGTGAGCAAGGTAGATTTGCTTAACCCTCCTGACTTTGTGGGTGAGCTTGCCGACTGGATGGAAGCTAATGGACGCACAAACACTAAGCGGTTGTGCGTAATGGGTGCGCTTTATTCTGTTGGAGCTCTTGGTAGTCTGAGTCACTGCGATAGCGAAACGGGTGAGCCACTCAAGACAAACGTTTACGCATTTTGTATTGCGCCTTCTGGAACGGGTAAAGATACGGTTCTGGAAGGTGTTAACGAAGTGTTCCACATATCAGGTATGGGCGACGCTAACCAAGGCGAAACCATGTCATCACAGGAGATACAGCGGAACCTTTTTGATAGCCAGATCGGCTCATATGTCATTGATGAAGTTGGGCAGGAGCTAAACTTAATCAACAAGAACGGCGGCCACAATGCTGGAATGGTTAAGCAGTTCACAGCTGGATTCACCAAGGGTGATAAACGCTGGGGTGGACGGAAAACAGAGTTTAAGACATTCCTAGCTGCCAGAGACAAGCATATCGCCAAAATCAAGGCCGACCTAGAGGAGGGTTACGAAGGCGACGACCAGATAACAGAGGAGCGAGAGATATACCTAAAGGCTTTGCTTGAAGAATATCAATACGACAATGAAAACTACCTTGCTGCCAACTCATTCAATGGCGTGTCGCTAAATATGCTTGGTTTATCAACTCCAGAGAATTTTAACAAAATGGTTGACCACGAAAAAATTCAGGACGGTTTTTTCGGTCGAGCGTTTATTGCTGAGGAGTTCAATGACAACCCTAGATTCAAGAAGGGTTTCCGAAAGACGCCAATGACTGAAGACATGAAGATGGCATTAAAAGCGTTGACGTGCGGAGTTGAGACGGAAGCCAGATTCAAGGAAATTGGCATAAGGGCACCAAAGAAGCGCAAACCAGTAGGTACCTCTCCAGAGGCCGCGCAATTAATGGAGGACATTAGCGAATACATTCATGGACTTGGTGAAGGTCTTCGAAAGCACGGCACTACTCCGCTATCTAGGCGAGCCTACGAGATGATTGATAAGGTTAGCTTTATTTTGAGTCTATGCACTTCTTCCAGCAACACGTCCGTTAGGTATCGAACTGCAGAGCATGTTAGGTGGGCGTTTGCGTTTGTGCTAAACGATATTCGAAATAAGGTTGAAATTGCCACCACTAACGCTTCTGTTGCTTTCGATGACAGGAGCGAGGCTGTGGTTAATGTGGTGCTCAAAACTGTTAAGCGAGGAAAGTCTCTAGCCATGTCTTGCGCCGAAATAAGGAGTTACAGTGACAATCGAAAATATGGCGCTGATGAAGTTAAAAAAGCGCTGGAAGAACTAGAGATGTCGGCTAAGATTAAGGTAACAAAGACAAAGCGCGGTACAAAAAAGTACTACAAGTGAGGAGTTATGGATTACGGTAATTTTGTCTCGAACGAGACAGATTCTAGATTGTTTGAAAGGATTTCATACTTCGATGGAGAGCATGAAGTCTTAATAAAGGATGATGCAATGATAACCTTCTTTGAAGGCGTTGATCCGATATTGGATTGTGAACCAATAGAGTCATTGTCGGAGAATAAGCGCATACTAATAGGTATGTTTAAAGAAGAATGCATAGATCATTCAAAGCACTATCCAGCCATTAAGCTGGAAAATATAAAATTTGATTATGACGGCGAAAGCGCTGTTTTTTTTTACGGAATTCCATTTAATATCAAGTATATAGACTTGCTTATAAGCATCAATCAGCCAGTCCTGTTGATGCCATCAAAAAACGGCAAATCTTTAGTGTTTTACACGCCGAATATGGGCATTTTTGGAAAAATAATGTCAATGTCACCAACAAGGGAGAATAGGCAATGAACTTTGAAGTTAACGAAAAAGGTGGCTGGATAATCCCAAGTGGCACCGAAATGCCAAGCAATACCAAAATACCATATCACTCCTCTGTAGGTAATAATTGCAAATTTGGTGATTGCTGCGAATTTGGTGATGCCTGCAAATTTGGTGATTGCTGCGAATTTGGTGATGCCTGCAAATTTGGTAGGTTATGCAAGCTTGGTTATTACTGCAAATTTGGTGATTACTGCAAATTTGGCGATGATTGCGAATTTGGTGGTAACTGCAAGCTTGGCAATTACTGCGAACTTGGTAATGCCTGCGAATTTGGCAGGCTCTGCAAATTTGGCAGGTACTGCAAATTTGGTAATGACTGCAAATTTGGCATGTTCTGCGAACTTGGCAATGCCTGCGAACTTAGTGATGCCTGCGAACTTGGTAATGGCTGCAAGCTTGGTTATTACTGCAATTTTGGTGATTACTGCAGGTTTGGTGATGATTGCAAATTTGGCAATAGATGTGAACTTGGTAATGGCTGCGAACTTGGTGATGGCTGCGAACTTGGTGATGGCTGCGGATTTGGTAGTTACTGCAATTTTGGTGATGCCTGTGAGTTTGGCAATAGTTGCGAATTTGGTAATGACTGCAAAATAAATGAGGTAGCCGTTAAATATTTTATGCAAGCAAATAATATTGACGGTTCTGGCAGAGAATTAAAATTTATCTATGATGGAAATTATGTCTATATTGAGGCAGGGTGCTTTTTTGGCAAAAGTGAAGAATTTTTAGAAAAGGCCAATAGCGAAGGAAAAATGGTCTACGCTAATATCATTAAGGTGATTAGCGAAGAAATCAAGAGGATGCAAAAATGAGTCTATTATCACAATGCCAAAATCTGTCAGAAATAAAGCCATCTGCTCCAATATTGATGCTTGTTGGCGAGCCTGCCGTAGGAAAAACTTTGCTGGGTGCAACATTTCCAAAGCCATTAATTGTTAGGCTGGAAGATGGAAAGGAAACGCTTGTTAATGAGTGCGGCGACCTAGGATTAAGCGATATATGTATATCGCCAATCATTGACAGGGAAGAGCAGTTGATGGAATTACTAAGAGAGGTTGCAAAATCTGACTTTAAAACAGTCGTGTTTGATTCTGTTACATCGCTTAATGAAAAGATTTTGTGTAATGAAGTTCTTTGGGCTGATCAAGACCTTATAGCAAAAGGCAAGACTCCAACCATGAAAAACGTTCACGGAGGGTTTGGTGCTGGCGAAAAAATGCTCAAAGAAAAACACGTAAACTTTCTGAAGGTATGCAACATCCTTAGGGGGCGCGGCATAGGCATTGTGTTTATTTGTCATTACGAGACTCGAAAAGTTGATGAAATTTCACATGATCCATATGTGAAGGGTTCTATGCAGCTTCCGGCAGAAAAGTTGTGCAATGTCACTGCGCTGTATAAAAATGCCTGTGATGCTATCGGATTTATGCACAAGGAAATGTTTGTTAGTGGTGCAGAAACAGAAGGGAAGTTTAAGAAAGCTGGAAGGGTAAGCGGATCCGGCAGCGTGTTTATTGAGTTTAATAATGACATAGCCTTTGATTGCAAGAGTCGCGGATACAGCTTTCCCGATAAGATTTTCATAGAAAAAGGTAAAAACCCGATACTTGAATACATTAAGTTTTATAACGAGGATCTTAACCAATGAACTTTGAAGTTAATGAAAAGGGTGGCTGGATAATCCCAAGTGGCACCGAAATGCCAAGCTTTTCGGTTATAGGCAATAACTGCGAATTCGGCAATGGCTGTAAGTTTGGTTATGGCTGCGAATTTGGTAATGACTGCGAATTTGGCAATTACTGTGATTTCGGCAATGGATGCAAGTTTGGTGATGACTGCGAATTTGGTGGTAACTGCGAATTTGGTGATGATTGCAAGTTTGGTTGTGATTGCATATTTGGTCATGGGTGCGAACTTGGCAGGTTCTGCAGTTTTGGTGATAAATGCGAATTTGTTGATGATTGCGGTATTGGCAGGCTCTGCGAATTTGGTGATAGTTGCAAATTTGGTTATTGCTGTAAATTTGGTTATGGCTGCGAATTTGGTAATGGCTGCAAAATAAATGAGATAGCCGTTAAGTATTTTATGCAAGCAAATAATGTTGATGGATCGGGTAGAGAATTAAAATTTATCTATGATGGAAATTATGTCTATATTGAGGCAGGGTGCTTTTTTGGCAAAAGTGAAGAATTTTTAGAGAAGGCCAGTAGCGAAGGGAAGAATATGTACTATCATGTAGTTAGTTCAATCGTAAAATCAATCGAGGAGAATGCGCAATGACAAACTTATGGGCACAACAGGCAACAGATTCATTCGAAACAGATTCGACCGACAGTGTGTTTTTGAGTGGATCGGAGTTTCTGGCAAATATTGAAAAAATTTCATGGGAAGAGGTAAGAGCAGATTATCAAAAAGACCAAGGCGAAAAGCTAATTAATGTGCAGTTTCGTAACTGCGGCCAGCATTACAACAATCTAGTTCAATTCATGAAACTTAAAGTGATGTCCCCTAAGCAGGGGGCGGCTGAGCGTGCGGTAAAGTTTCTTTGTGCAATCGACGGCGCAACAGGTGCGGGAATCATGGGAAGCGGGCAGGCACCCACAAACGAGCAACTACAAGCTTGCATAGGTAAGCCGCTAATCTACAAGTTGGATACGTGGAATATGAACGGCAACGAGGGCAACCACGTTAACGGTATTCGCACGTACATGGGAGAGGAGCCTCCAAAACCAACCAAGCGCCCAAAACGTGAACAGACGCAACAACAGTTTACTCCGCCACCGCCTGCCTCGCCATTTGGTGCTCCTCAAGCTCCAGTGCAGAGCTCTGATATGGGGGATGACATCCCTTTTAGCTAAGTGCCGTTTTGAGTTACAGTGAGTTCCGGCACGAAAAAATAGGAGCTCATGCTAATGTCTCAAAAAAAATGTTTTAAATGCGGGGCTGAAAAGCCCCTAAGTGAATTTTACAAGCACAAAGGTATGGCGGATGGGCGTTTAAACAAATGCAAAGAATGTGCAAAAAAAGATTCGACAAAAAGAAGGTGGAATAAAATAGAGGAGGCAAGGGAATACGATAGAAAAAGAGGGAACAGACAAGGATACAAATACATAAAGGAGTACAGGGAAAAGTACCCCAAAAAGTACAAAGCTCACCGTTTTATAAACAACGGAATAAAAAGCGGACTATTAAATCCTGAGCCTTGTTGCGTTTGCGGAACCAAAGAAAATTTGGTAGCCCATCACGATGATTACAATAAGCCCCTAGAAATAAGATGGATGTGTCAAGCGCATCACAAGCAATGGCATAGGGATAACGGGGAGGGGTTAAACCCAACATGAAAAAGTGCCCAAATTGCAGCAATGTTAATTTGGTTAGGTACGGATCCGTCCGTGCCTACTACTGCACACATTGCAATAGATACATAAAATTGCCAGCAATCGATAGGAAGCAAAAGAATGTCAAAAAGCCTTTTTGAATTAAGTGAAGAATTGTTAGCTGTTGCCAAGCAGCTGGAAGATTTAGATGATCCGAAAGCGGTAAAAGACACACTAGAAGAATACAAGGCTCCTGTGGCCGAAAAAATCAAAAGCATGGCAATTCTGTATAAGTCGCTAGAGGGAGAAATAGATGTATTTAAGCAACATAAAGCTTCAGTGGATGCCAGAATAAAACTAAAAGAAAAGGCGTCAGGAAGACTAAAGAATTACATATTAGAAAGCGTTATAAAGACAGGCGTCACAATTGACTGCCCAGAGGTTCAGGTTAAAACCAGAAGCAAGGCTCCAAGGCTGGGGGCTGTAACAGCAAACATAGAAGATCTTCCGGCCGATTGCATTAAGAGGCAAGCTCCCTCTATAGATGCAAGAGCGCTATTGGCTAGAGCAAAACAAGATCCAATCAAAGGGGTTGAGGTTATCAGAGGCGAAAAGTCGGTGACAATAAAATGACGGCAAAAAGGTTCGCGTCAAAATCAGAAATAAAAGATGTCGAATGCCCAAGGGAGCGCCAGAAAATAATAGATAGGCATGTAGAAAAATATCTAGCTAATGGCGGAAAAGTAACAAAATACGACACCAGAGTGTGGCAACAACACGAAAGGGATAAGTGGGAGTATGGAAAAATTAAATCTTAGGCCATACCAAAAGCGGTGCATTGACGCCGCTATTGAGCATTTTTCAAGGTGCGGAGACTCTGCCTGCATAGAAGCGGCTACAGGCTCGGGAAAGAGTATCTTAGTGTCAAAGATCGCTGAGTACTTGCACAAGACGACTGGCGGTAGGATCTTGTGTACAGCTCCGTCTAAAGAGTTGGTGGAGCAGAACCACAAGAAATATACCGCAATCGGCAAAGCAAGTATGTTCTCTGCTAGTGCAGGAAAGCTAAGTACACGACACAGTGTAGTTTTTGGTACGCCAATGACCATTAAGAATCACATTAAGCGATTCTCGAGCGGCGATTACTGCGCGATTATCATTGATGAGGCTCACACGGCAATGACGCCGACAATGATCCATTGCATCCAAAAGATGCAAGAGGCCAACCCAAGTCTGGCAATATTGGGGCTTACCGCAACTCCATACAGGTTGGGGACTGGATACATTTATAATGTGGATGAAAACGGCAAAACTCTCGGTGAAGATAAGGCTAAAAACCCCTTATTTTTCAAGCTATTATGCAGGATAACAGCAAACGAGCTGATAGATAAAGGCTATTTGACTCCACCAACAACAAGCGTCAAGGATGGATACGACACCTCAAAGCTTGAAATGAAACGCGGGAAGTATACCGAGGAGTCGTTACAGGAGACGTTTGAGGGGCATGGAAGAAAAACCAGCGCCATTGTTGAGGATGTGGTTAATAATTCCGCCGGAAGAATGGGCATTATGTTTTTTGGGGCAACAATACAGCATTGTCACGAGATAGCTTCATCCCTTCCAGCCAATTCATATCGCGTTATCTCTGGAGAGATGAAAAAGTCGCAACGAGAGAAAGCGATAAGCGAATTTAAACAGCAAAAATACCGATACATTATTAACCGAGACGTGCTCACAACAGGTTTTGATGCACCTCATGTAGATGTAGTGGCTATCCTCCGAAGGACAGAGAGTGCCGCACTGCTTCAACAGATTATTGGTAGAGCGCTCCGTCTGCACCCAAATAAAAAGGATGCACTGATTCTAGATTATGCTCAAAACATCGAGTCGCATTTCCCTGACGGCGACATATTCAGTCCATCCGTCGAAGCTAGGCTAACCAGCAAAGAGTCAGCAACACTTAATGTCACCTGCCCAGATTGCGGCTATGTGAATGAGTTTGCTGCAAGAGACAACCCTGATAATTTTGATTACTCCGATGATGGGTATTTTGTTGATGCACTTGGAGAAAAGATTGAAAATCTTCCAAGTCACCATGGCAGACGATGCCAAGGTTATAACCTTGTTAATGGGCACCATCAACAGTGCGGTAAGCGCTGGATCGGCAAGGAATGCGAAAAGTGCGGCCATGATAACGACATTGCAGCCAGATATTGCAAGAGTTGCAAGCACGAACTGGTAGACCCAAACGAAAAGCTTGTGATGGAGTTCAGGAAGATAAAAAGAAGTACCACTACGCCTTCCAGCGACAAGGTTTTATCGTGGAATGCCTGCCTTCATCAAGGCATGAAAAACTTATGCGTAAGAATAGACTGGGTAACTGAATGCAGGAGCTTTTCTATATACTATACTCCAGCAATGAAGGTTGAGTGGGTTGCGATATGTGAAGCGGTTTATGGTAAGGGTCATATAGCCCCTACAGTTGATATGTTTATGTCTGCATTTCAGCAACACGCAAAAATGCCAGATACCATAACAGCTTACCGAAACCCAAAAAATAACTTCTATAGCGCAACAAAATACAATGAGCCACTACTTGAGGAGCCAGATATTGAAATATAAAGTATACGGAGATATATCGTTTCGAGATAAAAATTGCCCTCATGAAACGCCTGAGCATATGGCGTTTGTGAACTGGGTAAAAAAGACTCACCCAGTCCACTACGACATGCTTATTCATCCGAAAAACGAGGGTGTAAGGACGCATCACCAAGCGGCAAAGGACAGGGCTTTAGGCAGCTTAAATGCTGGCGCTAGTGACATAATAATACTTGGCAAGACTCCGTTTGTCTGTGAGTTGAAGCGCAAAGATAAAACGCTCTCAAGATTGTCAGATAAACAGAAATCCTTTTTAAATCAAGCAGTTGAATGCGGTTGTTTTGCTTGTGTAGCATATGGTGCAGAGGCAGTTATTGAGGCTTTCGAGGATTGGCTTGAAGAATGCAATTAGAAAAAAGGCCTAGGCACTACGCATTAGAAATATGTAAACTCAAAACGAAAGAGGAGCGCCTAGAGGCGCTTTTTTTGGTTCCTGAGCACCTAAGAGAAATGACTAAAGTTCACGTTATTAACACTTTTGCCTTGAATGCTCAGAGACTGGTAAAATACAACCTTCAACCACGATTCAGGTAGATCGATATGTACGGACAAAGACCCAAGCCAAAGCCCAAGACAACCAAGAAAAAGGCTACTACGGCCATCAAGAAAAAGCCAAGAAACAAGAATGGTAGCAAGAGGTGATATCTTTTGTTCTTCTTTGTATTGCTGGGCTACTTATTAGCATGGCGTGCAAAATTAATGCTTCAGTAATATTTTTTGGTGCCGCCTTAGCTTGGTTGGCTGTATCGCCAATGGCGCCACTATCCATATACTTTCACCTTTCTGGCATAGTATCAACAATATCAATCACATTCATGTCGTTCTATCCGTCAAAAGCGGCTGAGCGTTTGGTGTGGTGTTCTTTAGCTTGCGTTGTTCTTAATGCCATAGATTTTACCTTATACCATTCAGGTAGCCAGTTATTCGCCTATACCCCCTTGGCGTTCTTTTCTGTCTATGTTGCGGCTCTACTCATTACCATTGAGGAATGCAGAAATGCAGGAGGTTATTGGAATCGGCTTAGTTTTCTTTCTTCTAATATTTTGGCTAGGGTTGCGGGAAGGTAGGCGATGCTCAAAACATTACTGCCAACATCGACAACAGCGGGAGCGACTGTAATCGCTTACATAAGTGATATAGGTTCAGCAATTAGCATTCTAATCGGTCTTGTTGCTGGAGTATTTACTATAAAGTTTATGCGCCTCAGAAATGAGAAAATAAAGTTAGAGAGTGAAAAGCTTAGGCGGGAGATTGAAGCAATGGGGGAGAGCCCTACAGAAAAGTAGGGCAATAGACAGCTAGAAGTCTGGGTAATCCTGTTCAAATGCTTTTCTTGCTTCCCGCTCCATACATTCCTCGGCCTCTTGATCGCAGTTTGATATAAACCTATTCATGAACTCCTTAGACGTCTCGATATTGTGATTTGTGACCATGTTGTATCTTTCAATCGCTACTTTTGAAATAAAGAAAGCCTGATTTAAAATTCCCATTACAGTGTTCCTCTTATGAGTGTGTTAAATAAAATATTTCCAGTTTCAAAGTCCGCCGGAAAGATTGTTGACTCCATCACCAAGGGCGTTGACGAATCCATTCTTACCAAAGAAGAAAAGGCGAACTACCTATTAAAATGGCTTGACGCCTCACTGCCTCACAACACTACCATGCGCGTTTTGGCTTGGAGTGTTGGAGGTGTATGGATCATATCCTACTTGGCAATGCAGATTGCTGGAATGTCTGGTTATGATGCCCAGTATCAGCTACTTAAAGATGGCCTTACGCAATTTGTTGAGCCGCATTTTGATACTATCGTGTACGCCTACTTTGGTGTTGCTGTTCTTAGTCGCATCAAGGGAAAGTGATATTGATTCTATCGCCGTCTCAATATCGGAAATAGCCCTGCTTACATCTCTTGCCATTGCCTTTCTTGTCATTCGGAGTAAGCACTCCTTGGCCTCAAGTTCTAGCCAGTCTTCCCAATCGGACGGGTTGGTGCCGTATCGAGTCAAACATACCGTGCTGGCGTATCTGTTCATTATTTCATCCTCTCTAGTTGGTTTGTCCTGCTGCTCACATTTATAATAGTGAATATCTAAGATCGCTGCAGTTTATTGGGTGACAAAATTGCTATTTATTTTTTTGAATCACCCAGCTACCGAAATTAGAAAAAAGGGCGCTGAATCACACACGCGATTTATTTTATGACGATATAGTTGAAAGTGTAAGGGTGAGGCGTTTGAGTCGCTTTGCCCGCATCTGACTAAATAAGGATATTTAATCATGAAACTTAAAGCCCCAATCGTTACAGCAGGCAAGAATAAAGGCGTTTGGATCGTGGCAGTTCCCAGCGCATAAACAAACCCAAGCGAGGAGATTAATAATGCCTATTACTGAAGAAAACGGCAAATTCTTTTGCGACGATCAAGACATTTTAACTGTTCTACATCTCATGAAACATCCTAGATATTTAGATGATGTTATGAGGACAGGTTTGTGTCATCAGTTTAAATCTAACTTAATTAAATTATTTAATCATAATTCTTATGATTCCATAGACCGAGATCGATTATTTAACGAAAGGTTAGGGTCACTTAATGATTCCTTAGAGAGCATATTTAGCTCATGGCGATATGTTGAATTTAATGAGCATGGTGAATTAGGTTCTTATGTTATACCTTTTGACTTCGATAATTTTATTCATGACTTAAATCAAGCTCATAGTTCAGGCATCCTAGACGAAAATAAGGTAATAAGAGAATTGATAGAATGTGAAATTTTAAAAATATCAGAGCACGACAGCAAGCTTTCCATTTTCGGCCACCATTTTTATTCAGATAGAGAAGCGGGTTTTGATATTTTTTCTAATTGTGATGCTGAATTATATAAACATCATGATAGATTCGCATATTTGAAGTTAAGGTTTGATCTTTTGAACCATTTTGAACGTGAAATGAAGAAAGCTTTACGCTAAATTAATATGGGTGAGTAATCACCCATTTAGCCCAGTCAAAACAGCCTATTCATGCTGCGGGAGTTGAGCTGCATATGTTTGTATGAGCAGCGCTTTCGCACCTCTCTATTTCTCATAACCCCCTCACTGGCCTACCGTTCTTCCTGCAATTATAATGAGCGTAATTTTATATTATTGCAGCTTATTGGGTGACAGGATGATTGTTGATTTGGTGTCAGGAGATAAGAGGGGCGACGATAACGACTTTCGTGACGCAATGCCTCTCAATATGTATGCAGTGCTAAAGAGGATGTTTCAATCCGAGGCGTACATGCAACAGGAATACGGACTAGATCAATTCGCCAGTGTTGATGGGGAGAGCTTGTGTCGTGGCGCCATCTACAATCGTAGAATGAATAAGCATTACGCCGTTGTCGGTTCTGGATTTTTCGAGATAAGCTCTAATGGCGTAGCCACGAGACTCGGTACTGTTGCAGGTGTTGAGCAAGTATCAATGCCGTATTCGTTCAATACTCAGGCTATCATAGCTGGCGGCAACTACTATCTGTATGATGATTCTGTTGGGTTCCGCCAAATTGTTGACGAAGAACTAGGAAATCCTATTGATGGTATATGGATAGGTGGATATTACGTATTCACCGATGGCGAAAACATATATCACACCGACATCACCAACGAGGAGGAAATAAGTCCATTCAGTTTTGCTACCTCCGAGTACTCGCCAGACCCAACATTGGCACTACAAAAGACCGACGATAACAAGCTAATGGTTCTGGATAGAGAGTCAATTAGCTACTTTCAGCCGTCAGGGGGATCGGAGTTTGCCTTTGATTATCTGCAGTCAAACACGCTAAAACTTGGTGTCGTGTCCTCTCATGCTGTCACCGAGGTTAATGGGTCGCACTACATTGTTGGTGGCAAAAAGAATGAATCCTTAGCCGTGTATGCAGTATCTTTAGGGCAATATAAGAAGGTTTCTAACCGAGAGATAGAGAAGGTTTTGGCGGAATTTAGCGAGATAGAATTAAGTGGCATAAGGCTGGAAGGTAGAACCATCGAAGGGCAAGCCACGCTAATTATACATCTTCCAGCAAAGACACTAGCTTGCAATCTAGGCCTTCCAGCAAGTGTGGCTTGGTATCGTCTTGGCAGTGGTCGAAATGAAAATTACCAAGCCATTAATGGCGTATTCAATGGTGACAAGTGGGTCTATGGGAATAAAAACAATGGCACATTCGCATCAATAAACACCTCGCAATGTCTACAATATGGTGAACGCGCTCAGTGGGAAATATTTACGCCGCTAATCAAAATGCCAGCACAGGCCATAAACAAGCTGGAAGCAGAAACCATAGCTGGAATAAATGATGACGACACGGTATTTGTCTCCCTAGGGCGGGATGGGCTTACATTTGGCAAAGAAGTGAGAATGTCATATGGCGACTTTGGGGAATACGACAAGAGGTTTATTCTACGAAGGCTTGGCTACATCAGAAACTGGTTCACCATACGGATGCGCGGCTACACCGCATCAAAAATGACGTTTTGCAGACTGGACTTAACTTAATGGCAACAGTTACTAGATACCGATTTTCTACCCAAGAGCTAAGAACCCTTACAGGGTGGCCTCAGCGCGTCGTTGATGATTACACACAGGCTCAGGACGAGGCGGTGGGCTTTGAAGAAGAAATAGAAACAATTCAATTTGAAATTGATCAATTGCAGTCAGACGTTCTAGATATTAATAATGAAATCAACACAATAAATACAACTATTGATGCCATTCAAGTTGAAGTTGATCAAAATGCCAGCGACATACAGCAAAACACAGATGCGATAGCCGACTTGGAATCTGGTGAGGATGCGTCCATAGCGCTACTGTTAGCCAGAAAGGCATTAAGCCTTTTCGACTCGATTACTGAGAATGAGATGGAAGACCCAAGGATTCAGGTTCTTTTTCAGTTGCTGGAAGGGGTTAAGGATTCAAGTGAGGATAATGCGGCGCTAGCTGCTATGGTAGCCAGCCAGCAAAAGAGAATATCTATCCTTGAGGATCTTGTGGCGTCTCTTGTTTGAGGCGCTTTTCGATTTCTCGATTAATATACCAAGCTGCTTTTTTTAAATCCTCGATGTCCTTGCCCTTTAAGTCTGCTCTCCAAATGTACTTCATCGCGTTACCCAAACAAAAACCCATGTGCTCGGTTATCTGGATGCACTCCACGCCACTCGGGTGACTCGTGTAATGGCTAGGGTGGTTAACATTATCGTCACCGTCAGTATCATTAAGGTCTACAGAGGTGCTATCCAAGTATTCCCATGACTCGTGGTCTGAGTCAATTCCTATGGCTAGTCCATGCTCTTCGCTTTCCGATACATAAACTATTTCGTGGCATCCATCCTCGTCATTATAAGAGTAAGCAGCCCGAAAAACGCCGCCAGTCTTGCTGTTCTTCATTAACCGGAGTTCAATCTTGCCGTGAAAATAACAGTCATTAGATGGCGTAAATTCCTTTTTTTTCTGGCAAAAAACAAAAAGTTTGCCGTCTTCGTCCTTCCTGCCTATTTCATATTTTTGACTAACGAATTTACCACTGAAACCATGATCCTTAAATATAAACATGCCTAAAATCTCATCATCCTCCACCAGCTCCCAATCATTGCTGCCAAGATTAACATAAACAACGCTACCGTCACCATCCACCAATCCATTCATGTTGCTAGACTCGTCATATGTCACGCACTCATATATGCCGCCCTTGTTAAACCATGCTATGCTGTCGTTAAGACACCTGTATTTCATTGTCACTTACATTTCCTCCCAATTTTCTGGGTGATAATTCCACACAACCAAGCATTTTCCGCCAACGATTGGATTTACAAAAATTATTACCTTTCCATCATAGTCGGGGAGACTGTCGAGTACTGCACACTCAATAATATCACCTCTATCAATAAAGCAATTTACAGTCTTTAGGCGCTTAAATTTCTTAGCTTTAGTAACAAGCTCCCAGTCTTCTGGATTATAGTCCTCCTCGAGAATATATGGGCACCCATCTTCATAACTATAACTCCATTCTTCGTCACTCTTGAAAATACCTATCAACATTTTTTAAATCCTCGACACTCGAAACAAATTTTGTAATTTAAAACCAAATCATGATCTACGGCGCCATCTTCCATAACTTCGTTGACCGCTGCCGTTAGGTCACTACCTTTAATATAGTCCTGTATATCTACCTCGTAGACCACCTCATCCTCTTTTGAGGCGTCACACACAACTGTTGCGTGCCACCGCATCGGCGTATCAAAAAGCCAATTACCAAGAGGTTTAAATGATGCTGGATCAACAAATGGATTCTTGTGGGAAAGGCTGTATGAGTGAAATTCGCCTCCAAGAGCCTCGTTATCAACTGTAAAGTTAAACCTCAATCCATTAATGTACCGCATTAATCTAGCTCTAGCCTTTTGGCTTATTTTTTTTGTCACGGCTATACTCGCTCTAGATTAAATGAAGGGATGCAGTCGGAGTAACCAATATGCTTATATTCCTTCCTTAAATCGCCAGCCATAAGCGCCTTTGTGCGCCAGCCATTAGTTATTCTGACCTTACTTATACCTTGGCGCCTTTCTGTTTCGTACACATACCAGACCACATTGTCTTTAGATCGCCAGATTGATAACTTGTCATATCGTCCTGTCATGCTAAGGTTCCTATGTGTGTTTAAAAAAAGTGGATATTTATTTTATGTACAATGACATTAAAGACCTATACCGAAGTAAAGGCCATAAATTTTTCGAAAAAAAATGGAGTATTAACGTTTTTGGCATTCGAGATCTTGAATTGTCGCAACAAGATTCAAAACTTAACGAAAAGCTCGGCGTCTGCTTTATTGATGACAGCGGATGCCCTATTTCCCTGTTCTTTGATGCTTGCACCATTCCAGCAATAAAGTACCTAGAAAGTCCAGTTAACCCCAGCGGGTGCGCAATACTTAAAGAAGGGCAATACAGGGGTAGCCATCAAATAGGAAAACACAAAGGCCGAAACGCACTAATACAGACTGGGGCTCCTGTAGACGTATGGAGAGATAAAAACTTGGATGGAGTAATAGATATTGGCGGGAAGATGCAAAGTGGGTATTTCGGGATAAACATACACGACGGGAAAAGCCGAAACTGGTCGGCAGGATGCCAGATAATCGCCAAGGAGGATATGGCGGTACTGTTTGCTATAGCGCAAAAGAGCGCCGAACGTTACGGCAACTCTTTCACTTACACGCTGTTCTAACCTCTGAATCCGTCATCTGTACCGATATAGGAGAATGATATTGATAAAGGATCTGTTCTAGCCCCTGAAGTCCACCTGAACTCAGGTGCAGAAGATCCTGACGGCCACCTAACCTCAATCGTTTCCCCGCTAGCTGGAACAGCAGAAGTGAGAGCAGAGAATGAAGAAGACCCGTTAGACACAGAGTCATCCGCCATAGCATAAACATACGCCGGAGTGTCGTTAGGTGTTCCGGCAATATTTATTAGATATGCACCCCTAGCTCTAGCGTAAGGAAATTCATACCATTGATCTTTTACGCAATCCTCAATAACCCCGAAATGGGCGCGCCCATTAGTTCCTGAGATACTGGGAGTATCCACCACAAACTTATCAATTAGATATATGTCAGACACTGACCAAGTGTTAGACCCGCCGCCCGATAAAACAGCATCTACGGTCGTGGCCGTGTTGGCCGTAATGGTTCCGCTAGATCCGTCACTAACATTAGTTACTGTGCTACCCACCAATCCATCACCAGTCACTGGGAATGATGCCGTCGAATCAGTAAGAACAGACGCTGCCGCAGAGGTAGCTGTTCCCGACTTGAGGTATTTAAAATCATCCAAAAATACGGACGGAGTTTTAGCAAAAGGGTACATTCCAACGCCGACGATACCGTCGATATTGTCGTAACTTCCCTTGAACAACCCGTCCCCAAACCCAAAGTTATCTTCTATGTCCAAGAATCTAGGCTTTCTAGTCCCCCCCGACCCAAGGTCACATAAAAAACCTCCACCCGATTCTATGCGGACACCGGAGCAGGTTGTGTTCTGGCCATCACCATTCCAGAAGAAACATGTTGCATCCCCCTCGTTGTTACCATACACCCCATCTATTTTGGAGTCATACACGGCCACATCGGACGCAACAGCAATCAAATAGTCTGGCTTTTGACCTCCAGTCTCCCCCGTTGCCACAAACAGGTCTTTGATAATGGTTCGGGCGAAGCTGTTCTTTGGGGCGACTCCGCCAGCAGTACGTCGGAAATTGAATACTCGTCTTGGTGTATGGGCATATGTATCATAGAAGTGCATGTTTTCAGACCAATTTGAGTCTGCTGCATTAACACAATCAAACATCCAGCACACGGCATGACCGTTCGCGGCTCCAGTGCTAACCTCATCGTTGTACATACTAGACCCGAAAAACGAGAAAGTAGTGCAGTTGTTGAGCGTCCATACAGCGGTTTCTAGAGTTGAGATGTTCTTAACATTTACGCGCCACCCCCTAAAAACCTTCCTCGGATTTCTGGCTGCGGTTCCAGACAGGGTAAGTTCGAACGGCTTAAAGTCGGCAGAAGGAACAAATGTTGCGGTATTCATGTCATAGTCAATTGAACTTGTTCCTAGCACTGTCTTATCTATTGTGGAATCAAACAAATAGAATGCATCTATGTCCACGCATCCTCCACCATTAACGTTACAGTAATCGAACCAGTTGTTAAGCGCCGTGGTTGTAGCCGATCCATTGGTTTCGTCTGTGTACGCACCAAACATTGATGGGGTTATGTGAGTAGGCGCATCTTGTCTTTTCCATCTGGCGCCACCAGAGGTTACAAAAGTTACACCGTTGTCATCGGGAGTTGAGTTGTCTGATGCGTCATACTGGAATCTGCCGCCACCTATGCCACCATAGGTGTGCTCTATAACAGTCACTGTCTCGCCATCCGTGCGCGGCTCTGTTAGCCTCAATGCGGCGACGTTCTGAACCTTATCCTGAGGTTGCCATACAACCCAGTTCGAGCCGCCATCATTCGCCGGATCATTACCGGTATTAGAGCTAGAGATTGACTCATATACAATTCTATCGGAACCTATCGAATAAGAACCCATCTGGTATTCAAGAGTAGACTGCCACGCATATATGCCGTTGGTTGATATATCCCCAAGAGTAAGGGAGTTATTTATTTGGGTGTTATTCCTGACATAGAACTTATCTCTCTGTGCCGAGTCCTGCACCAACAACGAATAGGCTCCGTCGGTAACTATTCCGACAGGCTCACCATTGTAAGTGGGGTTGCCACCCGTATTGGTTCTGAGCGGCTGGGATACAGCAAGCGTAGTGCCGTCCGCCGTGATTACTGATATGTCCTTGAGATTGTTCGGAATGTCCTCTGGATCGGTGTCAGGCTCGCCTACATAGATGTAGCCACGATAAATGGGTCTACCCCGAACAGGATCATTAAAATACTGGATGCCCAGCTCAACTAGATTGGCCATTGCTTATACCTTTTTGTTTTGGTTTCAGGCATTTTATCATGGAACTATGTCTTCCCGTGAAACTACTGAACTGTACTTCTTAGGGCAATACAAGGACTAAACAGGTCGAAAACCCAAAGAAATAGCTATTATTCCTTGATTAACAATATAATACATACTATTGTTTAAGTCAGTTGCAAAGTGTGGAAGCTAAGCAACAAAGTGCAGTACCGAGCGTAATACTTGTTATGGGGCGAAAGGTTTGGGCGAATTACGCCGCTCATCTTCCACCCGAGTAGCCCCACCATAACACTTGGTAAAACTCTAATGAATATCAACCCTTTTAATTTCAATTCTCAAAAAGTCCGTACCGTTCAACATGAAGATGGCTCCATCTGGTTTGTACTTAAAGACATCTGCGATGTTCTGGGGATTGAAAACTCTCGCCACGTAGCAACCCGCCTGAAAAATAACGAAAAGAATACCGTAGCCCTAAACGACGGTAATCGCGGCAACCCAAATACGACTATCGTGTCTGAGTCAGGTTTTTACAAGGTTGTGCTTCGCTCCGATAAACCAAAGGCTGAACCGTTTTCAGATTGGGTTACTAGCGAAGTTCTTCCGTCTATACGAAAGACTGGATCATACAGCTTGGAGTCTTCATGCGTTGCCAAACATGAGGTTCAGGCTACTTTTGCCGAAATGGCTATGAGAACCTTAAATCTGTCAGAGTCGGGGAAGATTGGTGTAATTCATAGGCTATGCCAATCTAACGGCGTAGATTCTAGCTTCCTGCCCAACTATTCGGAGTCGGAAGACAATCGACCCGCCAAAGCTATAAAGCGCATCCTTGATGACAACGACGTAGGAATCAGTGCTATAGCGGCAAACAAACTGCTAATGGCTGAGGGGTTGCTGGAAGAGAAGGAACGGCCATCTACTGGCGACAAGGTTAAGAAGTTTAAGTCTGTAACAGACAAGGGGCTAGAGTTCGGAAAAAATGTTCCAAACCCAAAAAATGAGAGAGAAACAACACCTTTATGGTACGTTGATACGTCAAAAGAGCTTCTCGAAAAAATAGGCATCTAAACCAACACGCCCCTCAGTCGAGGGGCTATAGTTAATTTGAACGATCATTCAAATATAAACAAATCGAGGGTTTAGACATGAAAAGCTTATTAGGTTCTAATGCTGGCGCAGTTCTATATCTGGCTGTCTCTGCGGTAGTTGGCGTAGCACTTACTGCAATGGCGGAAGAAGCAAGCGCAGAGACTTATTTGTGCGTGACAGATATGACAACTGGCTTCGATCCCAAATCAAGCGGCGGCGCTGAATACAAAAGGTTTAGCCAGTCGAAGTACATTATTAAGGAGGTAAAGGGGTACGAAATCGATCCTCCTGAATACACGCATGAGGTTGTTGAAATGGGGGAAAGAGTTGGGATGTATAGGAGCACTTTGTGCAAGCTTGAAGAACACTCGGTTTACTGCAAGGCGTCATCTTACTCTTCGCCAATATCCAGCTTTATGATGGATAAAGAGACAGGCAAATTTATGCTGGCAAGCTTTGGGACAGCATGGAGATCAAACAAAAAGAATGGCCATGCATCGGAATACATAGCCAGAGGAAAGTGCGAGAGGATAGATTAATCTCTTTGTTGAACAGACTGAGCCGCTACAGCGCCAGCACCAGACCCAACACCTTTAGCAACTGGCCTAACCTTACTAGTGATCTTGTCTTGAGAGCCAGACAGGTCACGCAAAGCAACGCTTAGTGCCAGTTTGTCCTCATTCGAAGATCTTACCAGCCTGCCAAGCTCTGCCGTGTAATCCCCTGCCGTCCCTGCCGCCTTTCTGGCCATGTTTTCTAATGCCTTAATGGTGTTCGATACACCACCAAGACCACGACCAACACCAGAAGGCATATTGAATTTCTCTAGCAATCGAGCATTTTGCTTCAGGAATTTAACTTCTTCCGGCGTAAACAGCTCTTTGAGTTTTCTGTCCCCGATCTGTTTTAGGTTGCGACTAAATTTGTTGGCGCTCAAACGACTAAACTCGCCAGTTGTCTTGTTTACAAGAGATGATTTATCGAACAACTCCTGTAGTGCGTCAGCCCTAAGGGAGTCGAAAGCCTCTTTCCCAGCCTGCCCCTGTCCTTCCATAAATTCCCTTAATGACTTCAACTGTGTGTCATCGTATGACTTGCTAAATACAGCTTTGTTGATAAGCTCGTCTGGCGATATTTTGTCATCCAATATCTCAGATACCAAGCTCTTTTTCTTCTCTTTACCAGTGGTTCTAGTGAAGGCTTTCATGGCGTCAAAATGCTTTTTGGCATTGGAGCGAGCAATTTTGTAGGCTTCCGTGTTCATGTCTCGAGATAGGTCATCATCATAAGCCTTGATTAATGCCTGAGTAACAGGGTTTTGTATTTTGGCTCCCTCTTGGTAGTTCTCTTTCATGAACTGATTCATGGTCTGGCGCAGAGTCTCAGCATAGTCGGCGCGGATTCTGCCAGAAATTTCGCCGTCCTTATTGAGGATACCTAAACCTTCCAGCTCCTGCTTTATGCTCTCTGCCGTCGCACGTCGATCTTTGCTGTATCCAGATGCTTTCTTTATCTCTTCCAGCAAATTATCAGGCCTAACGCTAACCCCCTGTTGGGCTGCATCTTCCGCCGCTTCCCTATAGGCCGCCTTGGTGGCATCCCTAAGCATATCATTACGAGCTGTAACTACGTCATGAACATAGGCGTCCTCACGTCGAGAGCCTCCCATATCCTTGATTCGTTGATTGAAAGCGTTCTGTATGGTTTCGCTTTGTTCGTCTAGCCTGCCAGTAAGTCCAGAATTGACTTTTGATAGCTCAGCCTCGTTAAGGGCATCGTCAATATCTCTCGTAATCTGCGCCCTAGTGGGGGTGACACCCTGAGACTCAAATAGAGCATAACGAGCCGCCTGCTCAGGAGGTAAAGAGCTGGAAGATATGCGGGTTAAGCCCTGCATTGTTTCAGGAGACAGATCGCCGACCGACAAACCCTCTGCCTCTAACGCTTGCGTTAACTCTGGTGTTGCTTGTCCCGTGTTAGCGTCGATATGTGGCTTAGTGGCATCTCGAAAGGATCGTGATATACCTCTGCCAGCCCTGCGAGCCTGTCGTGCTCCTGCTTGCAGTGCAGGTACGGCAGTACTGCCAATACCAGCACCAATAGCACCAAGTGCAGCACCAGCAAGTGGTGATTCGCCCTCACCTTCGGCCATTGCCGCGCCTTCCGCCGCCCCTCCGACGACCTGAGCTGCGCCCTGACCAATCGCTCCGAGACCTCTAGTGGCCGCACCAATACCGCCACCAAGAGCAACAGATGGAACCATCTTTCCAGCAAACTCGCCAATCTTGTAAGCAGAGTCAGGACTACTACGCCGTATCATTTCCAACTCTGCCAGTTCTTCGGGTGAGCGCTCGGTATCCATACCAATTATGCC